CTTCTTGCATCTGTCTTACAAATTGGGTAAATTTTTGAGGCTGTAAAATGGAATCTCCTAAATCAGTTACGGTAATTATTCCACCTTTCAAAGCCATTGCCTTATCTAATAATCCTAACAATTCATCCTGTGATATCATCTATATCATCTCCTTTCTTTATTATTTTATTTTTTTCTTTTCAGGTTCTTTTTTCTTTTTTCTACCAAAACCATCTCTATCTAATTCGTCCATCTGATTTTTATAGGTGTATGGTTTATTATCGACTACACCATCCTGTCCTTTTAAGGAATTGGTTTTGCCTAACTTTTCTTCTTTGTACTTCTCTATTTTCTCCTGTAATTCCTTAATAACGGATTCTTTATTATCGACCTTATCAACAGTTTTTGCTTCTGGCTCAACTTTCTTATTCTTATCCGCTTCATCTATAACATTCTCTTCTTTCTTCTCCGGGATAAGACTTTTAATAGCTTCAGTTAGAGGTTTTAATTGCTCCTCTATTTTAGCAGTAACCTCTGTTAATATTTCGTCTTTTAATTTCTTGACTTCTTGTTCATCCATTTTATCATCATCTCCTTTCTGTTTATTTTTATCACTTTTACTTTCTCTTTCTTTATCAGCCTTTTCTACTAATTTATTCAAGGCTACAACAGCATTCTTTAATTGGATATAAGTTGCATCACTAATAGCTCTACCTTTTTTCTCTACCATATCCTTTAAGGAATCTGCTACATCTAATATTGTTTTCTCGGATTCGTCTTTTTGACCTTTTATAAAATTTACTAATCTATTTATTATCCCTTCTTTAGGTTCTTCTTTAGTTTTGATGGCAAAGAATTTTGATTTAGGAACGCAGGCTTCATCTACTATGCTCACAAAAGGCACGATCCAATCTTCTCCCAAATCTTTGAGTAAAGTCTTTTTCAAGGTAACTCTTATTTCTTCCATGATATCTTTACCTTTAGAAGCACTATCCAATAAGCTTTTAAGAGCAGTATTTCTTATCCCCATTACAGAATATCCGGTTAATTCTCCGCTATCTACTTTCTTCCAGGTCTCATCATCAATAACTTTTGAAGCCATTACCCAAGTCCCTATAGGTAATTTCATCTTCTGTCCATAGGCTTCTACATTCCACTCCATAGGTAATAAGAAAGTTTCCACTGGCTTGGCCACATTATTTAGACTATGCATAACATCGATATTCATATATTCCAACATCCATTTATGAGCGACTCTTTCTACCTCTTCTGTGGTTAATATCTTTTCCCCTTTGTCATAATCATAATCAGGTTCACCAGGTACTAAAACCGCAGCATAAACGATCCTTTGTTTATCATCTCTTTTGAATATTGGACCGGTAAGTTCACAACCTTTATCTTTATTAGCAAGAATATCTGCTTCTATTTTTTCTTTTCTTATCTTCTCACTATTGGCTAATGTTACTTCAAATAATTTTTTTTGAATATAAACTAATTCTACTTCTTTTAATTCACCTTTTGAAACATTTCCTTCCGGAGAAATAGTATAATCGGATTCATAATATTTTTCGGTTCTGTAATCTTTTAAAATAACTGAAGTATCAAAAACGTTTATTACTGCTAAATCACTTCCCATATTATTTGATTCAAAAGCTCTTCTTACATTTAACATCTTTGTTTCATAGGAATCTACAGCATTTTTATCTTTATTTACTTCCAAATTCTTTTCATCTCCTTTCTCAATTATTTTTTGACTTGGCCATTCTCCTAATATCTGATAATGTAACCAAGCACAAAATCCTTCAGGACTTTCTTTATTCTGATTATCTGATACGCACTCTTCAAAATTTTCATACTTTCCAAAAGGCATTTTATCACTTCCTTCCTATATAAAAAAACAGAGCACCGTTAAAAGCTTGTTTACCCTGGCTCTCAAGCGGTGCTCTGCTCAAAGGAGGTATTATTAAAAATGAAAAGAAGCGTGGAAAGAAATTTATACCTCTTAAATTATTTTATTATTTTTATTTTATTATTCTCATTATTAAGTTTAACAAATACTTTTTTATTTGTCAATATATTTTTTGGTAACTTCCATAAAGTCTTGTGTTTTTTCCTACCGCATATTATTTCGATATATTCTTCATCAATAACTTTGAAGAGTAAATCACCGCAATCTTCACATCTTACTTCTTTTATGGTTGGCATACTCCATCCTTTTTTTGTAATAATTTTTCCCTATATTGTAATTTACCGAATTTCCTTTCTATTGAATCATGCGATCTGCCCATTATTATGGCAATTTCTCTATATTTTAGATTTTTTGCTAAGTTAAAAATCTTTTGCACATCAAAAGTAGTCCATTTTTTAAATCTATTTTGAGGAAGTTTTTTATCCTTTTCTTTTTTTTCTTTTAACCATTCGGGTTCATAACCTAAATTAAATAAATCTATTTTTCTACTATCGAATTTATCTTGATTACTTTCTAACCATTCTAATAAATCACAATGTTTTATTAAGAAGAATCGTCTTTTATAAAGTAATATTCTTCTTTCTACTTTTAGATTATGTTTTTCTATCCACCTTAAAACTACATGACTATCAACGTTTAATATTTTCGCTACTTGTCTGGCTGTAAGATATTCATCTGCTCTGGTACTTGCTCCTAATTTCATTCTTTTTGCTTTGATAACAATTGCTTTTTTGGTTCTTCCCAAACAGATAGAAAGAGAAGATAGAGCCCGGACTCCCCACCACTCATCTAAATATTCTATTTCTGATTCAGACCACTTTTTACCTCTTCCCATAATTAATTCCCCTTTTTAATATCTCTTCTGGATAATTTCCCCTTCTTCTTTTTTCTTCTCAAAAATTCTCTAAAATCTTTTTTATTCTGTAATTCTACCACATCTCTATCATTATCATAATATAAATCATTATATATAGGAAATTTAAACATAGTTGGTATTTTCTTTCTTCCTTTATTCTATTGGTATTAAATCCTCTTCATAAAAATATAACATTCCTATTGGTGCAGTATATCCCTCGGGCATAAGAAATGGAATTTCACGACATCGACACTGAATCCATTGTGCTATATCTCCTGAAGTATCTCCGGGAAATAATAAACCATTGCTAAAAGGTTTTCCCACTCTTACTATCTGTCCATGTAAAATTACATGGTCTGCGGTATCCTTCGGATCAGTTCCTCTTACCTTGGAATCTCCAGCCGTCCACCACATATGATAATCAACTGCTAATTCCTGTTCGGTAAAGTAAGCTCCACGGTTTTGCGCTTGATTAATTTCTGTTCTGGCAATTCTTTCTGTTTCAAATGTTTCCATACTGGTAAAAACATCATTAAGTCTTCCTGCGGCATCTTTAATCCCTAAACCCTGCTCATAACTTTCCCCTAAATTTATCATTATATCCCCGATGATCCTATCCATAGTACCTTGCGAAGCTATAAAAGTTTTATTCCTTATTATCTTTAATAACTCCGGGGAAAAATCTGAGAAGGCTACTTCTAATGGGGTTATTATAGGAAGTTTAGGTTTGATTATTTTTGCCTTCTTTACTTTTAGATATCCGATTTGTTTTAGTTTATTGAATATACCCCGCCTTCCATTATTCAATGCTTCCTGAGTTCCTTCAATAACAGTATCGGTATATTCATCTGTCATCGAAACTATAGGAGATAACAATATTTTCCTTTGCATTTCAGAAGAAGGCAAACCATCCTCTTTTAATTGACTCATAACCTTCTTGAATCTTTTAGCAAATAAGGCTTTTAATTTCTCTTGTAGTTTATTTTCTTCTCTGATCACTTCTATTGGAATCCTTTTGAAGGTCTGCAACTGCTTTAATAATCCTTCTATCTCGAATAGAAGTATCCCCGCTTGTTTTAGAGACATAATCCATAAACACCTCAATTAATTTATCTTTCATACCTTGTAATACATTAGTAATATCTGAAGCTGGCACATATCCGCCTAAATCTATCGGTTGCCCTGCATAATAGTGTAAATCCATAGCTGGGTTATCATCTTTAGCTTCTATCCCAAAGTAATCTCCAATAAATCTAATCCCTTCGTTTGGAGTCGCCATTGCTTTATCTACTAATATTGCTATCCTTTCTAATTCTTTATCTACATCCTCTATGTCAATAGAATTTAGTTCCCATTCCCAGTCTGTAATATTTAAAGTAGGCAAGACATGATGGTTGATTAAAGTTTTATAAACCCTTTGTCTTGGTTTGATGATAGATTCATTGTAGATGATAGTAGATTCCTGTCCTAAATTACCAGCTAATTCTCCAGTCTCATATACTCCTATACGATATGGTGGAATTCCATGAGCAGATATGATTTCATTCCTATTATCGATCCGATACATTCTGAAACTTGCTTCCTTAACTTCAACTGATAATGGTTTTATTTCAATAGTCACTTCATTAACTGCCCCAGTCCTGGAAGGGACACTTAAAATTAATACTGAATGAGGATTTTTAGCTATCTCCTGAAACTTTTCAGTGATAGCTGATTCTAATGGTGTCTTGCCTGTCTTAGGATCTTCTTCTCCAGGGTCGAAGTCTCCGGTAATATAAACCATATAAGCAGGCACTCCAAAATTTCCGAAGAACGAGATATTGTAATCACGTCTGGAAATATCTCCTGTTATTGCTCCTATTGCTGGAGTTATATCAGGTATCCCATAAAAACAACTTCTGGGAGTATAATTTACATTCCAGAATAACTCATTGGCTCTTTCTTCTTTAGTATATTCTCCTGATTCTTTTTCTAACCCATCACTTTTTCTAATATCTTTATTATAATTTAATTTCCTAAACCAGACCCTTTGTTCTGCTGATAAACTACCCTGCCACGATTGACAATATTTATTCCCACTTTCATGTATTCTAACGGTATGTGCTGGGATATGCTTTAATAAACTTACCGGACCATCAAATTCATTATATTCTCTTACTACTTCGATAGATAGATAACCAACTAATTCTTTATCCAATTGTGCCTTCTCAATAGTTTCTTCTATCGGTTCAGGTTGATTCTTGAAGAATTCTTCTATTTTTGTTTTCTGTACTTCATCTGGATTCTCCACTAAAGGATATAAACTCCAACCCTGCCCTACACAATCTCCTGCCTTTACTTTACAGCACCTCATGTGGTAAACATTTAATTCCATGAGTTTAGCCATTGATAAAGGATTATATAAAGGTTTCTGCAATCCATATAATTCATATCTTTCTGCAAATACATCTGATTCTAATTGTTTAGATTCCCCTGCTACTGTATAATTATCTAATATATCAGTTCTGACTGTATTACCTACTTTAGTCACGATACAAAAAGGTTTGCTCATTTATCATCACCTTCCTTTTTATTAAAGTTTAGTCTAACTTTTGTTGGTTTAAGTTCCTGCCCGTGTTTTCTATCTATTTTCATTTCAAATATAATTAAATCTTTATCTTGTTTACTACTATTACAACTTTTACAAGCTGGAATAACATTTTCTTTAATATTATTTCCACCTTTACTTATGGGGATTATATGGTCACGGGTAGGCATATTCTCAATTTCAAATTCGGCATCGCAATAGAAACATCTATAATTATACTTTTCTAATATATCGAGCCACTCTTTAGAAGTCAAAGTATTAATTATTTTTTTTATTCTGGCTTGCCTTTTGGAATTACCTCTTTGAATCATCGCTTTCCCTTTTTCGGTTTTATGCCATTTTTTTTGAATTTCTTTAAAATGTTCTGGATTCTCTTCTCTCCATTTTTTATTTTGTTTTAATATTTTTTCTTTATTCTTTTTATAATGTTCGCTTCTATATTCTGGATGTTCTTTTCTAAATTTATTATTATCTTTCAATATTCTTTCTTTATTTTTATCTCGCCACTTTTTCAGAGATTTTTTTATTTTCTCTGGATTATTTTTATTCCATTCCATAGATTGATTTAATAATTTTTCTCTATTTTTTACACGATATTCTTTATTCATTTTCTTTTCTTGGTATTAACCTCACTTTTGTTGGTCTCAACTCTTCTCCTCTTTTTCTATTAATCCCTTGCTCCTTACATACAGTATTATAACATATATCATACCAAAACTCGATACCACTTATCTGGCCATATTCCTTCCTTACTTTTTGTAATATATCCCCTTTACAATACCCTTCTACAATTCCCTTCTTTATCTGGTTTTCTAATTTTAAACTCATAAACATATCTTTCGCTCCTCTTCTTTTTTATGCCACTCTAATTGTGGCTTTTTCTCTTGTAACGCATTGGGGTATGTAACTCGTAGTATCCACCATATCATCATTCTCCCCTTCATTAAAAGCAGTTAATTCATCTTCAAAGTCTTGTAAGATTTCCATATTAGCATTGTGATAAACCTTTCCACTTTCGTATTTTGCTGACATTGGCATTGCTCTGGTTACTTTATCTAAACCCATAGTGGTTAAAGTTCTTATAGACATATCCACAAAAGTATTTAATTCCTGTGATAATACCGCCTGATATTGTACTGATTCAATCCCTCTCCATCTTAAACCTAATTCTTTCCATTTTAAATAATTCTGTCTGCTTATTCGCTTTTGCTCTGGCCAATCATATCTACCTCTTATTACATCAAGAATATAAATATTCCCTTCTTTGTCTACTCCAAAAGTTAGTATCACAAAATAATCTGCGGTTTCCTTTTTACTTATTGCTAAATCACAAGTCTGGTATATTGCTAAATCTTTTATATTTATTCTTACGCCATCATCTCTAATAAACCCTGATGGATTATTAGGATCTCTTCTGATATACTTAAACCATTCTCTCTTGAATATCTTTCCTAAAGCCATCAACTTAACATCGTTTTGATATTGAGCGTCAAAACTCATCGAACCCATTTTCCCTTTTTTATCTAATAATATTTTTATCGGCCATAATTCTGGCCACATTGATTCCCCATTATCAAGTATAGCTTTATGTGATTTTATATTTGTATTTATACCCTTCTCTAATAACCTGCCATATTGGTCGTTTTGATGGTATCGAGTCCCGGACCAACTTATCTTTCCTCCTGCTTTCAACATTGGCCTCAATCCCATACCTATCCAATCTTCTAATTTATCTCTTTGATATTTCGTCCTGACATTCTCAAAATCTACTATATCATCTATCATTAGTTTATCGAATTCGTATCCTGTAGCCTGTCCATATCCAAAGGCAGTAACAGTAGCTCCCTTCTGTATTTCTGTAGCTCCTATAATAGTAAATTCATTATCAGACCATATCTTACCGGGTGCTAAATAAGGATACAATGCAATTAAATCTTTATTCCTTTCACAATGCATTTTAGTTTCTCTCCCAAAATGCACCGCCTGGGAATTAGTATCCGAACAGAGTCCAATCTGAATATTGGGATTTTTTATCATATCCCATATCGAATTGATTATAGCCCTTACCGTAGTTTTAGCAAATTTTCTTGGAGCTAAACATAAATCTTCTTCTTTGTCTAAAGCATTATAAAACCATTCCCGATGAAAATCTTTGAATTCATATTTAGGATATAATATTTTAGAGAGAAGCCAGGGATCTTTTTTAATCTCTCTTCTCTTCTGTTCCAGTAGGGCTGTCGCTAATTCCAGTTTTTGAAAGTCTTTTGATAAGTTCATTCAGTTCCTCATCTTCCATCTTTAATATATGAGTTAATTGACTATTAATTTCCCCAGAATGTTTTACAGTTATATCTTCTTTAGTAGAAGGATATATACCCATTAATTTAGCTTCTTCTTTGGTTATCTCAAATACCAAGTTTAAATCAGGGACTTCCACCACCATCTTATTTTCACCTTTACCTACTATAGTAGCTCTACCAAAAGCCTGGTCTTTTAAGTCCCTTAATTGAGTAACATAATAACTCTTCCCACACTTCTTTACTTGTGAAAAATATTTTCCCCATTCCGCTTTCGCTTCTTTGATATAATTATAGCCTTCTGATTTCCCTAAACCCCATTCTTTCCTAATATATTCCAATATAAATGGTATCGGTTTCCGTCTCAACATTAGAGAAACTTCATGTACCCTTTCTTGCTTTGTTTTGCTATCTATTTTATTTTCTCCTGACATTTCTTATCACTGCCTTTTATTTTTTTAATTTATATTCTTCCAATACTTTTTGAGGAATATCCTTCCCCTCTTTATATGCTTTCATTACTGCTTCTTTATGGTCATATAAACATTCACTAATATAACAATTGATTATCCATTGTTTATTTTTCTCTGGAGAAATCAATTCGTTTAGAGATTTATATTCTTTGCTTTGCCTATTCCATAATTCAAGTTTCTTTTTATATTCTTTTTCGCCTCGAGCTTTTCCTTCCTTGGAATATTCCGCTCTGGTCATTTTCCAGATGATTATATCTTCGTTTTTAAAAATACTTTTATGAGAAAATCCACAGCGAGAATTGCAATTTGTATCAGAGCATTCTATACAACATTTATAATTACAATCTGATCCCCATAAATGGGAACATTTTCCATTTGAATCTTTAGGTAGATTACATATCCTTTTTTTCATTTTAGATCCTCAATACTGATAAACAAAAATTCAAATTTTATCTTCTTGGCTAATTCATTTCTTCCAGTTTGTAATAAATATTCATAAAATCTTTTGATTTCATTAGGAAAAGTATATCCATAGCCAAATATAGTTGCCGCAACATCTCTACCTTCTTTTATATCTTTTATAATATTCGGGATTTCTCCTTCATATTTTGCAATTTCATTTTTTCGCCATTTTCTCATTTGTTAAATTACCTTCTTTATCACTTTCGGTTGTAATACCATTTCCTTCATCTTAACTACTTTATCTACCATTTTATTCTCTTCTTCCTCGTGAGTATCTGAGTATCAAAGTTATATCTTTTAACAAATTTATTATTTATTTCAGTATTTCTTCTAAGTGTTTCTTTTAGTTCCGGACTGATCCTTTCCATAAAAGGTTTTAAATTCTTTTCCTCTTTTCTTTTTATAGGATAGATTCCTCTTTGACCAGTTTCTCCTTTTTTCTTCTTACCGCTAAAAGAATTACCTTTAACTAATAAGGAATAAATAGCAGTAAAACTTACCCCCATTTCTTCTGCAATTTTTTTAATTGATTTCTTTTCTTCATTATACATATTAATTATATTTTCTGCATTTTCAATTAACCATTTATGTATATGTTCATTTCTTGAATAAATATCCTTTCCGGACATACGATGTTTTTGTTGCCCTAATCTGGCTGATTCTCTTATTTCTAATTTATTCTTCATATCTCCCCTCTCATAATATAACTTTTTATATTAAAAATCAATTTTCTTATTGTTTTTTATCATTTTCCCCCTCTTTTAATATATCATAATTTACCCTACATTCCTTACAAGGTTCTTCTGGGATATAATTATCTACACCACCAGCCTCAAAATTTATTTCGTTCTCTAATAATTCATCTTCTAATAATAAATGGTTTGCATAATTTCTTCTCTTCTCATCTTCAAGTAATATCATTTTTATTTCTTCTAATTTACCATTATTTTCTTCATCATAATTATAAAAATGGGTTAAATGAAAATTAAAAAGTCCATCTAAATATTCTATCAATTCAGAAGTATTAAATTTAGTATCCATTATTTTTTACTCTCTCCTTTCTATTATTATCTCAGTCCTCGGTTTCTCCTTATCATAATTAAATTTAACAATTGGCTGTCCGATTACTTCATAAGAATCATCTGCTATAAAATGTAAATCAACTAAACAATCTAACCAAGCGATTAATCCACCCCCTAAATAATTAGCTATATCGTGTCTTACTTTAGTTTTAAAATATATATCAAAAGTTATAGTTGCTTTTTCAAAATCTGGTTTCGTTCTTGTATAAGTTTGTTCATATATTAACCAGGCAATACGTTCTTTGTATTCGCTTCTCAACATCCAGTGTTGGTTCGTATATATATTTTTTGAAACTGGTATTTCATCAATTATTATTTTCATTTTTCCCCCATTATCCAATCTTTTATTTCCAAAATATATTTCCTCATTACCTGTGGAATAATAATAAAGATAATCCCTAACAATAATATCGAATAATCAATTATTTTTTTCATTTATTTTCCTCTTGGTATATTTTCATTTGTTTTCTATCTGACATATAATACCACCAAGAACTCCAACCAGAATCAACACAATCAGGATTTCTTTTTTTATATATTTCTATTCTTTTTTCTTCTGATAAAACCAGCCACCAATTTTGAATTTTATTTATATCAATCATCTTTTTCGCATTCATTTAATTATCTCCTTTCTTTAAAAGTGATATTATTTCATCCACTATTTTATTTATAGATTTCCGAGCTTCTATATGGTCATCTTCCTTTTCTCCAAATATAATTATATAGTCACATATTGCATTTCTCAAAGCCATTTCTTTAGTTATCACTGGAACTTTATAATCAGTCATTTGTTCACATTCCTTTCCTTTGGATAAATCTTCCACAAAAATCTTCCCCATCTTTTGGTATTGTTATCGGCTCTACATGACAATCTCCACTACTTTCTCTACGATAAGCATATATGTTTTCTTTCCAAAATATACAATCTCTACATCTCATATCACCGTAACCCCCTTATATATTCTTCAATATCATGTAAACATTCTTTATTAAATAAAGTCCCAGTTTCAGGAAAGAAAGCATATTGTCTCCATCTTCCAAACCATTTAACAATTCCAAGTCTATCACCATGAAGTTTAGATATTACTTCAATAACTTTTGTTTTGGGTTTCTGTTCTAATAATTTAAATTCAAGATACTTACTCATTTATTCATACTCCTTTTTATATTACATGTTGAAAAATTCTATTGCAAAATGGGCAGGTAACAGTATAAGACTTCTCTTTTGGAATATGAATTATTTCGGGTTCTCCTTTGGCTTCCTTAATTTCTGCATTTAAATCAGATAATGATAAAACTTTTGATTTCTCTATCCATTCCTCAAAATTGGGTTTCCCTTTAAACTGTCTGATCCGATTGAGCTTGGCGTAACCTACTTCTACCAAGTCGGATTGATTCGACTTCTCAAAGAAATCTTCAAAAACTCCAATTATAGCGAATACCGTGCTTCTATCCAAACTCAACTCGGGTTGGGCAATATAGGATTCAAAAGTATCACAGTCTTTCTCTTTATATAATTTTCTATCCCTTACCAATTTCAGAAAAGCCCCCAACTTTATAAATTGTGTTTCTATATCCTTCTTTAAATCAATAATCTGCTTGTGTATATTTACTTCACAAGCCTCATTACATTCTACTACTTCTTGAATTTCTTCAGTCATTTGCTTTCTCCTTTATATAATTTTTTAAATTCTTCATATAAATTTTCTAATTCAATTATACTCCACTTTTTTATTCCTATACTTTTCTTTTCAAGTTCCTCATATCTCTCATTGCCAAGTTTTTCCTTAGCAAACTCAATAAAAAGAAGAAGATTTTGATGCCCCCATGAATGGCATTCTATACATAAACAAAATGCATTATTTTTATCCCACCTTGTTGCTAAATTTCTGCGAGAAAATATATGAGCAGTTACAAGGTTAACTACCTTCCCACATTTTTCGCACCTTCCTTTACTTCGAATTATTATTGAAAATAAATCATCAAGATCATCTTCAATTTGCCTTCTCATTGATTTCTTCATTGATTATATTCCTTTGGAAATTCCTTTATTTCTACCGGATAAATCCCTTTTAGACTATCCTTTAAGTAGATAGATATTTTATTTCTTTTACAATAATCAACTATGTTTTCTATCCATTCTATTTTAGGTATAACCTTACCTTTCCTATTGCCTGTCTCAGCTCCGATAATTACCCATTTAGGATTATATCTATCTATATATTCAATATCTATCTTTTCTAATATCGGCTCAATACTAAGAAATTTAAGCCCTTTTCTATTTGGTATACAAAAAGCCTTTTCAATCCTTTTATTTCCTGTCATAGTTGCCCCAAACCAACAATTTTTTTCCCATAAATATTTAGCATATACTTCTGGGAATTTAGTCAAGAATTGAAAGACATGTTGAGGATATTGCTTTACTTTTTCGATAACTTTCTCCATCCATTCTTCCTTCCAATAATAAATCTCTGACATACTACCTACGAATATCCGTTGAGGTTTTTTAGGGAAATCTTTTTTAAAATTATTCTCTTCCCATTCTGGATTATTCCAATTTTTAATAAATTTAAATCTATCATTCATTTTTTTTGCATAACAATAACTACAATTATTTTTGCAACCGATAACGGGGTTAAAAGTGGCTGAACACCAACCTATCCTATTTGTAATTTTCTCCACCCCCAATGTTTCCCTTGTTGATTATGACCATTTATAAAAGACCGTGGTCTATCTCTCAAATCATATTTTTTGAATAACTTACCACATCCACATATACAAATAATCAGAGGATTATCTGCACCAATGGGTTTTAAATTTGGATTTTTCTGTCTATGAATTCTAATATGTTTATGTCTTGATACTAATTGAAGATTTTCAATTCTATTATCCCTAACATTGCCATTTTTATGATGAACAATTTCATTAGAGGATAATTCTCTTCCTAAATATTCTTCCATAATATTTCTCTGTTCCTGCTTATTATTATAAGAATGGATATAAGTATTTTCTTTTCCTATTCTCTTTTCAGGTCTTATTTTTCTTCTATCCCCTCTTCCGCACCAGCCTATTTTATTCTTCATTTCGCTTCTCCTCTTTACCTCAAGATATAAACCTTTCGTAATTTCCTTCCAAACTTTAAAGCACTTTGATAATCTTCTATATATATATCTACATTCCAATAGTCTTGTTTATAATTCTTATCACTAAAATATCCTGTATCTTCTATATTAAAATTACCTAATCCTTCAATATAAATTTTATCCCCTAATTTTAATGGACTTTTTATTATCCATTTATCCTTAATCCAATCAACATTTATTGCCGCTACTCCTTCATGCACTCTGGTCCTGGTTGCGGTAATCCCTTTTAGATTCGGAGTACATTTAGGATGTATTGTATATGCAGTGCAAGTCATATAAAAATATTTATCAGTCTTTGTTTCTATTTCCTTTTCTATCTCTACCCTTCTCTCTATCTTTATATCTTTTTTGACTTCTACTATCATTCCTTCTTTTGCTCCCACTTTTACTTCTACATTTGTTATACTATTTATTTTTGGCATTGTAATTAGATATATTATTATTATTAGTTCAATTAGTATGATTAAACGCCTCATACTTTCTCCTCTCTATATTTTTAAAGATGGTTGAAATGGTTTTAAAAATTTATTATGTTTACTTAAATTTTCTTTTGCTGGTAAAAGTTGTAAATTATCCAATGCCCAACACCTTTTAAAATCAGGATGTTCTGACTTTGTAAAATTAAAAATACTAATGGGTATTATGTGGTCAATATGCAATTCACCTTCTACGTAATTTTGCCAATTAAAACCTTTCGGCATTGTTTCCTTTAATCTTTTCATTAAATCTTTTAATTTATATCCTACTAAATTTTCCCAATGTCTGCCTGCTTTATTTCCTTTTAATGATTTATATATCGCATGTTTAATCTTTTTATTAAGATTATATTTTGAATCAGTTCTCCTTTTTCTTTCCAATAAATTAATGTGATTCTTATATTTTGGATGGTTCATTAACCACCTTTTATGAATTGTTGATGCTCGTTTTTTATTTGCTTTATAGTATTTCTTGCCATATTCTGGATTATTTTCTTTCCATTTTTTATGATATTCCTCACAATATTTATTGTTTTTTTCTCTCCATTTTTTGCGATATTCCTTAAGATGTTCTTTATTTTCACTTTCCCATTTTTTATGGTTTTTACTATAATATTCTTTATGTTCTCGATGATACTTTTTGTCATATCTTGCTTTTTTTTCTTTATCCAATTAATCTCCTTTCAATATTTAATTATTTTCCCCTTCTTTCGGTTTTTCAAAATGAGCTCTCTTTAATCTTTCTAATCTTTTTATTGTTTCCAAATAGTCTTTATTAAAAGTTAATTGATTAACCATACTTCCAACCATAAAAGTCATAAGTAAATTTGCAATTCCACATACCACTATAATTAATATTAACATTATTCTTCCTCCTGATTATTATTCTTTATTCCTTTTTGGTTATCTTCTACTTCCATACTTGAGTCTAATTTCTGGCCACAATCACATATAGTTTTTATATATCTTACTCCTAAATCGAAATAAACTTTTTTACATTTCGGGCATATAATTTTCTTATTGGTATAACTCATTAATTCTCTCCTTTTAATAAACATATAATTAACATCAGCAACGATAATAATATATACAAACCAAAACTCTCTATTACCATTTAAACCCCATCCCTTTTTTATTTTTCTTAAATACCATTTCCTTAAAATTCTTTCCTACCTTTAGTCTCCTTAATTCAATTTTTGTATCTCTAATTCTCTTCTCAATTTTCTTTTTATCTTCTTCTAACTCCTTTAACTGACCTTCCAGGATTTCTAATTTACTCATTTATCTCCTTTCCTTTTTTAATGGGGCATACCTTTTTTAACATGGTTTTATTATGATATACCCCATCGTTCTTTCTCAATTCCCCTTTTAAATAAATTATTATTTCATAATCTCATCTCCTTTATTCTTTATTTTTTCTCCTCTCCATAACTTCTCTTCAGCCCTTCTTTTATTATATCCAATTCTTTTAACCTGCTTTTAATCTCATTATACTTTAAGATAGCTTCTTTTCCTAAGTTCCCTATTCCGCCTTCTATATCCTCTTTCATATTGTATAAAAATTCAATCAATTCAGAAGTTTTATATTGATTATCCATCTTATTTAATCCACTCCTCTCCATTCCAAATTTTGTTATATTTTTCTTTCATTACAAAGGCAAGCCACAAATAATTTAAATCATAAACTATCTCTCTATTATCTTTCTCAAATTCAAATAATTTATTAAACATATATTCATTTATAGATTGTCCCCATTCTAAGCCTTTTACATTAGAATTATTATTTTGATAATAGTTATGTAATATCTCCTGTAACTGCTCTTGTGTAGGTATCCAGATATGATACCTTGAATGATGTTCAATAATACTTTCCCCCATTAAAGATACACATTCCACTTCTTTGTCAATGCTTTCATAATACCAATCTCCTATTTTTGGTTTCCATAACTTTTGTATCTCCTCATTTTTCTCGCACATCTTAATATAGTTTTGTGTAAACATTTAATTAACCTCCTTATCAATTCTTATCTTCTCTATAATATTAATAATCTTTTCTGGTTCTTTTAGTCTTTTAATCTTATAATTATCATATCCAATTTTATTATTTTCTATTTCAAAAATACCAGATAATTGTTTTGGGTGATCATCTCTTTCTTTCATGATTGGATAATAAGTCATAAAATCTATTTTTAACCAATTCATTTTATCCGACAGAGTATCACAAACTTTTATCCATCCGCCCAATGCTTCTATTACTGACATGATTACAGGATTTTCAAAAGTTACTGACTGATAAGCACCTTCATTAAATATTTTATCTTTAAATTCTAACCAGGCAAGTTCGGCTTCAACTTTTTTATTCCCCTCTATAATATCTACCATCTCAGCTATCTTAGGAAAATTAGTATATACCCTATTCTTAATCATTTCCATAGTCATCTTTTTTATCTTGTCAATAGGATATTTCCCTATGATTTTTTTAAATAATTCTTTCTTACCGGTCTTCTGCTGTTCGGTCAATTTATCCCCATATTCAGTAACTAAAAGTGTAAAGCATTCCTTCAAAGTTTCCGTTTTATTTTTCTCCATCAATAACCTCCTTATCATCTCCCCAGTCAAATTTATCTTCTGCGGCTAACTGCTTAATTGATTTTGTATTATTAATTGCTTTTTTATATAATCTCGAATAATGTTTCCTCAATTTTTTAACCGATAATACATTGTCACTCCAAAAGTCATCCTTAACTACCCAATCAATTATTCTTTTAATTTCATCGGGATTCGTATTATCTTTGTTAATTAACAAATCCATATCTTTACACCAAGATTGTATTTGGAATTCTGTCTTTTTCTCTTTTCTTGCTTCTACTTCATTATTTTCTCTAATCTTATTTTCTAAATATAAAGTTAATTGATATACTTCGGAGCATTTTTCAAAAGTGCGACTTAATTTCTTTAAGGTTTCTTTAGTTTTAGTTTCTTTAAGAGTTTCTTTACAATCTGGCAATCCCTTGTCAATATTGGCTTTGGGGTCTGTTGAAATTAACTTTTTGTTAAGTTCATCTTTACTTTTTGTTAAGTCCACCTTAACAATTTGTGAAGTTTCGCTTAACTTTTTGTTAAGTTCTTTACTATTAAAAACTTTACTTTTTGTTAAGTTCATCCATTTTTCATAATGCTCATTAAATTGATAACATCTGTCCTTAATAATTATTTTATTTTCAATAATCATTTTATTTATAGTTCTATTAAATTGACTTTCTTTCATTCTTATATCCTCAGCTATTTGTCTTTTAGTCAATTCTTTAGTCCAATCTTGCCTTCTTTTTACTCCATCGAAACCCCAACTCCATCGGATAATATAAAATATAATTCTTGTTTCATCTTTATTGAGTAAACCTTTAGCAAAAATATTAATCAATATCTCATTTTTAATAGGTGTACTTTTATTGGGTATCATTTTTGAATTCTATTTTCCTTTTAAATCATTTTTTTCATATTCATCAATTTCTTTTTCTAATATTTTGGTTCGTACATTTGAGATATATTCCAAAGCTTCCTTAACACACTTTTCTACATCTCTATAAACTTCTCTACCTGAAAATCTCATTATATCCCAGCCTTCCTTTTTCAATTCTCTTTCTCTTTCTTTTTCTTTGGTGAATTGTTCTGGATCTGATCCGTGATAAACATAACTATCCAGTTCTATAACAAGACATCGTTCTTTATGGGTATCTGGATAAGAGGATTTTCCACCACTAAACCATTCATCTAAAGTAACTTCATAAATTACGAAATCAACTCTATATTCTCCTATGTAATATTGTTGTGTAATAAAAAAGTCCCTAAAATCATCATAAAATTGTGTTTGATATCGCCATTCTACCAAGAAAAGTTTTTCAATTGGTGATTCAATTCCCTTGCGAATTATATCTGTTTTTGTTATATCTATCCACTCTTCTTTTATATCCTGTCCTCTCTTTTCTAACCATTTTTCTATTTTATTATCCATAATCTATCTCCTCTATATTAAAAAAGGATAAACAAAAAACCACTGTAGGAGAAACCTATTCCCGTGACAGAATAGGTAACGTGTAACAGTGGTCTTCGTTTATCCCTTATTCGATTTATTTTATTTTTAAATTTTATATACACGTTTTATCTCCTATAAAATATTATATATTAACCTATATCCTTTGTCAAATATTATTTTCCATCCCGTGCCTTCTCATCCACTTATCCCAATCTTCATCGGTTTCCTTTTCTATCATCTTTATACATTCCAGCAATAAATCAAGGTTCTCATTAAATAGGTTTAAGCATTCTATCTTAAATTTTACTATCTCCAGGTTATCTATTATTTTAATTTCCATTTCTAAGTGGTCTTCGTTTATCCCTTATTCGATTTATTTTATTTTTAAATTTTATATACACGTTTTATCTCCTATAAAATATTATATATTAACCTATATCCTTTGTCAAATATTATTTTCCATCCCGTGCCTTCTCATCCACTTATCCCAATCTTCATCGGTTTCCTTTTCTATCATCTTTATACATTCCAGCAATAAATCAAGGTTCTCATTAAATAGGTTTAAGCATTCTATCTTAAATTTTACTATCTCCAGGTTATCTATTATTTTAATTTCCATTTCTAAAAGGTCTAATATCTCATCTATCTTTTGTTTATCCAATTCATTTAACCCCCTTTTTTAATATATTCAATATTTGTTCTGGTAACTATTGCACTTATCTTTTGACATTCATCATATCTAAAATTCAAAGCACTATTTAATTCTTCTGGAGTATTATAAACTTGTTTATTTAATATAAACGGACTATGAATTATATCATCATAAAGATTTAATATTGCTTTTTTATCACCTTCAACATATATCATTATTTTTGCTTTCATTTATTTAACTCCTTTCTTCTTTACCTTAAACCCCAATATTGGTGCAATCATTGTCTTAAAATCTTCTAAATTATCATTAAATCTATCCAACTGGTTAATTAGTTTATCCAGTAATTCTTGACTCTTTTTATCTAATCCAACTTTCATCTTATCAACCCTCCAAAATAATATATTATTTATTAACCTTGTAAAAAGCTTTTGCAAACCCTTGCGGTGTTATTGCTCTTTTATCCGCTTGTTTACTTCCTGTAATTTCACTTATCGAAGGAAGTTTACGGTTATTCATTTTAGATTTTGCAATATCTTCTTCAGATAACTTTACTGGATTCTTCTTTGGAATATTAAAATATCCCCATAAGTCAGTTTTCTTGGTGTAAGGGTCTCCAAAATCGCAGGGGTCAAAGGTGAATACAGGCTTGCCTAAGAATTGTCTTAAATAACCCATCGGATTTTCCAAACACCAAAAAGTTAATTTATTCTTATATCTGCATTTCCAGATAATATTCAAACAAGCAATAACTAATTCCATTCCTTTCGCAAAATCTCTCGGTGTTTTGGCTCTCGTTCTTGCGAAGCTAAACATAGTGCAAACCGGAGCTGCTAATATTCCATATACATCATAAATACTCACCGTAAGAATTCCTTTATTACCACCTTGGAAAATAATATAGTCACACTTAATAACTGTTTTTAAAACATCATAAAAAGGTAAGGTAACATTAATTACGATATATCCTGCTTCTTTATATTTTTTACTCCAGGCTCCGGTGCCTCCACACAAGTCCAGGATAATCTTATTTTTGTTTTCCATAATGCTCCCTATAATAATTTCTTTTATAAATCTTTATCTTATCTATATTTTTGGGTTGCAAGTTCCTCTCGCTCATAATTTTATTATGGCAAACTTTACAGTAGTTACTTTCAATTTTTCTGGTTTGTATATAATAAAAATCCTTTAAAGGTAATATCCTTTTACATTGGTTGCATGGTTTTTTAATCCATTTTCCGTTTTCGCTAATCCATCCAGCATGTATTCTCCTATGGTCTGAGTTAGTCATTAATCCTAAATTTTCTAATAAATAATTATATTTATTAAAATCTTTATGATGTATTTCATATCCTTTAGGTTTATTGCCATTAACTTTTTCCCAGATATAAACATGAAGTTTAATTTCTTTTCTATCTATCCAGATACAAGGATAACCTTTATGGTCATGCCAGATTTTAAAATTTCCAAAGTAATCTTCCATTTTTTTTCCTTCATTATTTAATTTTTGTTTATATTTATTATACCATAAATCTAATATGAAAACAAACACCGCATAAATCTAATATTACTTTATTTGAATTTAGTCCAACCACTATCACAAATCAACTCCTTCCCCCTTTCTAACTTTTCCCACATTTCCCAAACCTCTTTAGACACTTTCTTTTTGAATAATTTATTTGGGTTATGTAGATTTTTTATATGGCATAATTCGTGAATTACTATATATTTTAACCCTGAATGAGTCAATGGAATATTATCAGGAAGGAATAATATTACCCATTTACCAGCTTTAGCACCGCCAAAATCTTTAGTGCTTATCACATAACCTATCTTGATATTTTTATCTCTAAGTTCTGGAAAGTAGTTATCAAGACAATCCAGCAATAATTTATCTAATACTTCAGAGTTTAATACTTTCAATAAATTATGGCCATCGTTGATAAAGGTTTCTTTATTCATTTATATTACCCCTTAAAACATTACTATTTGTTTCGTTAAACAATTCTTCTTAATATACCTTGCTTTCAGAAATAATCGAATAGCCTGTCGTCGAATTCTTCTATAACATTCTAAACCCTCCTGCTCATCATATTGTAAACGATAACCCCCGCCATATTTTGGATTGCTGATTATAGGATACCCTTGCCTGATTAATTCTGCTATTACTTTTCTAACCATTCTACAACTTATATCCTTTTCTCCTATAAAAAGATTATTAAGCAAATTACATTCAGTAGTTATCTCATATTGAGTTCTATAACTTTTATATGATCCGATGATAGACAAAATTCTTTTTTCTAAATTAGTCATCTATTTTACCTCCTGACAATCTGCTAATGAACACCACAAAGGAAACTTACCACTCATAGCAATATCTTTATTAATTATCCGGTAATTCTTGTTTTTTCTTCTGGTATCTGGATTATAGCATTTGAATCTATTTAACTTTATCCCAGTCTTAAATTTAAAGAACCTGCAATAATTACATCTTTCAATTTTCATCATTTTCATTTTATTTTTATCTCCTTAATATTTACTTCAAGATTTCCTTTTGAAGTTTTATCTTGAAAGTCCATAATATATCTTTTATACCAGTTGAAACTATCCTCATTTATTGCCTCTACTCCAATTGTGATAATCTTCTTTACTTTTCTTCTTTTTCTTGATTCAATATATAATTGATTTTTTATTAAATCTTCATATTCAAAATCTCTTTTAAATATCTTATGGCAAATATCACATTGAGCTATATCGTAAGACCACGTGCAAATCTTATGTTCACATTTCGTATCCATTTACTTTTCCTCCCTGCTAATATTTGGCATTAATAATAATTCTTTTAATTCTTTGACATCTTCTGGTTTTAAATATTTCATTGTATCAATTTTATTCCAGATATCATTTACAATAATTTGTATTTTGGTAGTCATCTTAATCTCCTTCCTTTAATAATTCAAAGTAAAATATACCATTAAATGGTTTTATATGTAATATTCCATAATCAATAGCAACTTTCATAATATATTGATTTTGTATCCTTTCATGTAAAGTTACCATTGATTTTCTAAAACCTTCTAAATCATCCCCTCTTTTATAGTGATTACATCTTCTACAACTTGGCATGAGATTATCAAAACAATCTATTTTAAAATTAGAACCGAATACCCTCTCTGGATACCTATACATTTCTACTGCATATTTAGATATCATGTGGTCAACTTGCATATCCTTATATTCCAATATCTTCCCACAATAAGCACAATGTTTATTATATTTTAGCCATATTTTTTGTCTTAATTCATTTCTTTTATTCATTATTTTCCTTCTTCTTATACCATTCATTTGCTTTATTATAACCAGAATTAAAACCTACAATATAACCGAAACTTAAACCGATTATAATTCCAGCACAACCTGATACTATTATTTCAATAACTTCTCGCATTTTATTTTACCTCCTTTAAATCTTCTTCTAAAACATAATTAGTGTGCCCTAAATCATAGGCAATAAGATATACTTGTTTCATCGGTCTCTCTATTGCTTCGATATAAGGTTGGTCGAAATCGCCTATCTTAACTCCCAAAATAGAAGAAAATATTAATTTCCTTTTACCCATTACAATCCCTATCTTCTCTCCAGATAATTCGTAAGATCTTCTTTCTATAACTTCTTTCGTTTCTCCAGTATAAAAATCTTCAACTTTACAATGCAAATAGATATGTGTTTTCCTTACAACCTTTTTATATTTGACTTTTTGTCCTAATTCAAATTTCATTTATTTTTCAACTCCTTTTTTAATTCAAATAGATGACCTACAAATCCATTTTCTAACTGAAATGTGCCTATATATTTTATAAATTTAGCATCAAATGTTAAATCCTGCCCAGTCCCGAATAATTTAAAACATCTTGTTTCTGTTGAGAGCGTAGAATAATCTGTTGAGAGCGTAGAATAATTTGAACTTGTTTTAACCCATAATTGTGGTTTATCATTCTGTATCTGGACAGTTAATATTTCAGCATCTGTTGACAATTCCAATTCAAAATAATCGCTTAATAATAATGGAATTTCATATTTATATATAGTTATCATTTTATCTCCTTTTAAACATATTTCTGATATGTCTTACCTTCTCATCTTTTATATATCTGTATCGGTAAATATTTTTACCTATTCTTACAAAATCAATTTTGAATCCCATAAATTGCTCGATAATTTTATTTAAAGTATGCTCGCGCCCTCTTATTATAAGTATATTAATTTTTTCTTCTTTTCTAATGATATCTTCCTGCTCCCTGGCCAAATTCTGTAAAAGTCTCTGCTCATATTCTTTTACTTTCATCATTGATTTTCCTCCCATATCTCCAATTTTACATCATAGTCTAAATATCTCCAGGCATCGTAATTATCATAAATAATATCATCCGGATATATATTCTCTATTATCTCCTGCTGAATATTTTCATTAAGATTTAAAAACCAATTATCAAGTTCTTTATCTGTTATCATTTTTCTCCTTCCCTAAAATTAAAATTTTAATGCAGGTTGAAACGGTTTTTCTAATTTATTATTCTTTCTAATATTTTCATCTGCTGGTAAAAGTCTTAAATTATTTAAAGACCAGCATCGTTTAAAATCTATATGCTCTGGCTTTGAAAAGTTAAAAGCAGTAACAGGAATAATATGGTCAATATGAAGTTTTCCATTGATATAATCTTCCCAAGTATGTCCTTTCGGCATTGTCTTTTCTAAATGTTTTTTTAATTTGTCTAAGGTATATCCAACTAAAATTTCCCAATGTCTACCATTTTTGTCCCCTTTTAAAAATCTCCATATTGCTCCACGTATATTATTGTTTATCTTAAAATCTAATTTTATTTTATTTTTCTCATAACATTTTTTTTTAATCATTTTAATTTTATCAGGATTATTTTTTGCCCATTGGATAATTTGTTTACCTCTTCCTTCCTTATTCTTCTCATATCGTTGCTTATTTTTTTTACAACGTTCCTCTCTATGATTATAATAAGATTCTTTAGACCATTCAGGATATTTATCTTTATTTTTTTGATAATATTCTTTCATATGTTTCGCTATTTTTTCTTTATTATTTTTATGATATTCTTTTTGTGTCTTTATTATTTTTTCATTATTATTTTCTTGATATTTTTTAACCTGACTTGATATCTTCTCTTTATTCTCTTTATAATATTGTTTATTATATGCTTTTCTATCAAACATTTATTCTTCTCCAAATAAAAAAGGCACATTTCGGCTGGCAATAAGGAAGCGGACATACCCCTTAAACCTACTATGTGCCTTTTATAAACTAAAAAATCCACTTACTTATTGCCATTAATATTATAACATAATATATAATTATATGCAATCTATTTTTAGAAAGGTATTTCCTCGCTTATACTTTTTAATTTATCTTTTAATATCCTTAATTCTTCTATGCTCATAACCTTAATATCCTTTCCGTCCGAGTAATGATTAAACATTACATCATCTACCCCCTGCGCTTCCTTCAGCTCCATTACTTCATTAATCAACTTTATTTTCCCCTGGTCCGGAACGATTGCCTGCTTTGTTTCATTTTTCGGGAGTTCTTTTTTCTCAATAGGATCTTCTTTTACTATTGGTTTAGCTTCTACTTTTGGCTTTGAAGTAACTGATCCCCTGATATATCCTTCGAATTTTTTAGCGGTGTTAATTACATTTTCTTCAGTCTCTTTAATTCCCACGTGTGCCCCATAGAATTTTATCGATTCTTCTAAGCATATTTTTCTTATTGCCATCGGTGTTATCGTTTGGTTGGCTGTTGCAGTTGGTTTCGATATTGCGGTTGCGGTCTGCTCCTGTGCTTTCTTTTGCTCTTCTCCTTCAAAAGTTAATTTTCCCCAAATATTTTTCTCAGTAATATTCTTCTGGTTAGTATAGATACTTAAAGTTCCTTTTATTTCAACTTCCTTTCCTTCTATGCTTTTATCATATGCTTCCGGTAACTCCTTATACTGATACATTACCTTAATCTCATCGGTTTCATCTTTTACCATAATATTCTGTCGGTAGTTCGAATATTTTGTTTTGGCTTCCACTCCAGGATAAACAGTTTTTACCGTTGCCTTAAAATCTATCTTATCCTTATCTTCCCCTCTTTCTTTAATCTCTTTAATGGTTAGCTTCATTTTAATTAGACCCCCTCATTATTAATTCTAATTTTAACTTCATAGACTAAATTATTAACAATCTTCTTTAAATAATCTTCACTCTCAAAATATATTTGCCTTGTCTTTGCCTTACTAATAACATCATTTATTACCGTATAAAAGACCTTTCGCAATGCTTCTAACTTTTCCTCTACCATTTTATTTAAACCCCCTTATCTTTTCTATTTTTTAGAATATCCAGAATCACAATCTCATACATTATCACTTCTGTAAATTCATTAGCTAATTTATGTTTATGCTCAATTGGTTTTTCGCTTTCTACTTTTCTAATCAATCTCATCAGTAAATCCTTTATAGCTTTTTTTAATCGCTTCTCCTGAGTTTCAGTCATTATTTTTACCTCACATTTCTTTTACGGTTTCTTTAACCGCATTTACTAATTCAGTATAATTCATATCTTCTAAATCAGTTTTATCGTAGTAAGGATTAAACTCCAGTAAAAATTCTCTTAATACTTTAATCTCATTTGTCATATTTTCTATAAACCTCTTTTCTTTTTTTAAACTTTTTAGAATATTAATATAATTTACTTCTCTTCTTTTCTCTTTAATCCATTTCCAGCCAAAATATAATATGCAAATAATTAACCAGCCAAGAGTCACATATAGGAATCCTTTATCCATTCTTAATCTCCTTTCATTTATTTAATAAAAAAGGACGCATTTCAGTTTGGGAGTAAGAAGTGGCTAAAAATCTTACACTTACTATGCGTCCTTTTATACTTTTATAACAAAAAACCACTTCTTTTACTCCCACTTAAAATTATATATTATTTATTTAACCTTGTCAAATAATTCTCCATCTATTGCCTTTATCACTCCTTCTTCGATATATATCCCTACTTCCCCAGAACTATCTACTTTTTCTAACCATACTTGGTAATCATTGTCCCCTGCCATTTCCTCAATTATTTTCATATTATCTTCATCAAGTAATGAAGCATCTTTTACTAATATGACTCTGAGCTTTTTATTCAATGCCATCGCTATTGCCATATTCACTTTTAAGCTTTCACTCAATGCTAATTGACTATAAGGAATATCATTATAAGTTATATTCTCATTAATACTTAGACCGTTTATAGGCATTTTTGCCTTTTGTAGGGAATCCTTTTTCCCATCTACTAACTTTTGTAACTCATCAGAATAATTATCATATACTCCCTGGGCTTCTTTTTGTTTTATATCTGCTTCTTTATTTCGTTCCCTGGTCTTAATCTGTTCATTTATAGCATAAGCATTAGAGATTTCTTGCTTAATGATATCGGTATTGATAGGCTCGTTTTCAGACAACCATTTTTCTATTTTCTTATTGTTCTTTTCCGTTTCAATAGTTTCATTTTCTATATCTTCTATTCTTTGTTGTAATTCTTTTAACCTTTGGGCATTATCACTTATCATTATTTTATTTCTCTTCAATTTTTCTTCGCCCGTTTTTATCGTATTATTGGTATTTACTGCCTCATCATATTTATCGGATAATATATTGGGGTTAATTAGAGTATCCGGTAAATCTTTTATAGTTATTTCTTCTCTCTCCCCGGATAACAACTTAACCTTTTGCCCTTGCAATCTTCTCTTCTCTTTTATCTCTTCAGTCTTATTATCTACTTCTGTAAAATCTAAACCTGCCAGTTTCAACAACAATTCTCTTTGCTCTTTATCTGACATATCACAAAAAGCTAACGGGTCAAAAGTCAATTTCCCTATAAATCCATCAAGTAAATCCTGCGGTGAATTATAAGCAAGTCCTTCTCTGTTGGTTACCTTCAAATAAGTCTTATCATTATCTGTCCATTTCCGAGTAATTATAAAATCATCAAGAGTTAATTTTATTTCTGCTTTCTTTTCTCCTTTCCTTATCGGCATCGGAGTTCCCTTTAAACCTGCCCCCCCTTCTAAGGCAAACCAGATAGAATCTAATATTGATGTTTTACCTGCTCCGTTTTTGCCGGATATTATCACAACATTATCTTTAGGTTTAATTTCGATAGCTTTTATTTTCTTTACATTCTCACTTTTCAATTCAATGATTTTCATTTCTTTAATCTCCTTTTAAAATATTATTTTAATTAAAAACCGAATCGCTTATCTTTTTCTAAAAATCCGTTACCTATACTTTCCCTCCTCCCCTTTTTATATTTTTAATGCAGGTTGAAATGGTTTAGTTAATTTATTATGTTTCTTATAATTTTCTTCCGCTGGTAGAAGCCTTAAGTTTCCCAGTGCCCAACATCTTTTAAAATCAATATGCTCTGACTTAGTAAAATTAAAAACAGAAATCGGTATAATGTGGTCTATATGTAATTTACCTTGTATATAATCATCCCAAGTATAACTTTCTGGCATGGTTCTTTTAAGATGTTTCATCAAATCAGACAAAATATATCCAACTAAATCCTCCCAATGTCTACCATTTTTATTATTTTTTAAGGAATTTGTTATTGATGTTTTTATTTTACAATTAAGATTAAACCTTAAATCGATTTTATATTTATTGTTTGCATATTCTTTGTGATATCTCGGATTATTTTTTTCCCATTTCTTTCGGTATCTTTTTATTGCTTCTGGATTCCCTGGTCGTCTTTTCCCTTGTTCTTTAGCTATCTTTCCTCTTTCTCTACTCTTTCTCCTCTCTCCCTCTATATTATTCTCATACCATTGTCTTTTTAACATCTTTACTTTGTCAGGATTATTTTTCTTATATTGCATAATCCTTTCTAAAATATTATCTCTATGTGCTATATAGTATTTTTTAGCTTCTTCTTTATTATCTTTCTGATATTTTCTCCGATATTCTAATATATATTTTTTATTATTCTTTTGCCATTCTTTCATATATTCTTTATGTTCTTTTCGATATTTTTTCTGATATTCTTTTATATCCATAATATCTCCTAATAAAAAAGACCTCTTTCAGTGTGACAAGTAAAAAACGATTAAATCTTTTACCACTTACTTGAGGTCTTTTATATTTTTATAACAAAAAATCGCTTTTTACTTGTCATTCAATATTATATATTATCTGATTATAAATGTCTAATTTATTTCTTTAATAAATTAGAAGCCATATCTTCGATAGAATCGTTCTCGTTTTTTTATCGCCTCCTTAAATTCCCCTGGGATATCATCTGTCATCTTCATAAGTTGATATCCTCTTTTAGTATCCGATTCTCCCAATGGGATATACCCTATCTTCTTCGTTCCTGGCTCACAAACTGCATACATTACCACTTGCTTATAGTCTGGTAATTGTGCTGTAGCTTTTATATCAAAACATGTGGGGATGTTATCCCAGTCACAAAATACATCGGCTTTACCTACGTATAGATGCTCATCATTTACTACTCTTACTTGATATCTTATGTTAGTTATGTGGCCTTTTACTTGCTCATCATATACCTTCTGTATCGGCAGGCATTCTAAGGTTAACCCCAAACTACCCTTGATCATAATCGCATAGCTTTCATGTAGATCCTTCAGATAGAAAAATGCTTCTAAATCCTTTGGATACTCTTTCCCGTCCAGAAGTTCGCAGAATATTGCCTCTGCCAACTTTCCCCTGCAGGCATATTGGTCTAACTCGAAATCAGGTAATCTCCATATTATGTCAAAACTACAAATCGAACTTACCCAGGCGTACGCAATATCTTTAATCATCGAAAATCCTATCTTACTATCTATGGCCAGTTTCTCCGCTAATTTGTTATGTGCCTCTATCTTCATTTGACTATCCAATATTTTATTCCCGATTCTATAAGCTGTCATTACCTGCTCTGGGGTCATCCCTTGTGTATCCATACTCATACCATATCCTAGTTTATGATTCTCGAAAGGTGCTGTACTTATTGTTGCGGATTTTGTGAGTTGTATCCCAGTTATTTTTCCTCCTATTAAATTTACTTCCTCTTCACTTAAACCTTCTAATTTTAATATTTTCATAATACTATTATTCATTCTTTTTCTCCTTTCCAAAATATTTACTTAAAATTCTATTCAGCACAAAAGTTGCAGAACATCCTTCTTCCCTTGCCATTAATCGTATCGTGCGATGATGCTCATTTGAAAGCCAGATTAATTTATTTTTCTTTCTCTGTCTTAAAATTGCCGGATGTACCATAATTTTTACTCCTTTCTTTTCTTAATTCTACATTCTATTATATATAAATTATCTACAACTGTCAAGATTTATTTTTCCGAATTTCGGACATTTTCATTATAATACTTTACTCCTAATTGTCTTCCCATTATCCTTTTTACTCGAACATAATTATTAGTAAACTTTAATTTCGGATAACAATCATCACAAACATCTCTTCCTTTTTCTTGATATTCATCAGAATAAAAAACTCTATGACAATGGTCAATTTTCTTTTTACATTCCCAACATTTCATATTAATTTCTCCTTTCTAAAATAAACTTTCTGGTATCTTCCTTGCCACTCCAATATAATCCAATATTTCTTTGCAACCCAACTTATTCATACAATAACTGTACAGTTTTGGATGTGTATGTTCCATAAGTTGAAACCTATTTGGCTTCTTCTCTAAATGCACCCCGAACATACAGAACATACAACCAGTCCTGCGATATCCCATATCATAGATACTTGAATAGGGGATAGAGTATTTCTTAATGTATTCCCAGATATCTTTTTCAAGCCATACCATTAACGGATTTGACATAGGCCGGGTAGTGTTAAAAGCATTACAACCGCCATTCTTTATATATACTCTTAACCTACCCCTTGAATCACTTGCCATCATTCCGATAATTGGTTTGTTCCCTGTTCCCTTTTCATATATTTTAAAAGGTCTTTTTTTCATCACATCACAACAATAATCTGATATTTTGAATGGTGCATCAATTAAGAATTTCCACTTATCGGATAATCTCCCAGTCTTTTTACCAATACCATAAAGTCTTTTATCCCTTAACTTATTTGATTTTGTATTTCTAATTTCATGAATCTGTTTTGCTACTTCTTTGCTCACTACCGGATAACCATATTTCTCTATAACTTCCTTAAAGTTCCTTTTAGGTTTGAGCCAAGTTACATTATCTATCGTCTTAACAAACTTAACTATTTCGGGATATTCCAAACCTGTATTAACAAATACAGCAGGAACTTTAGGATATAAATTTCTTACAAGATGTAATAATATAGTGCTGTCTTTACCACCAGAAAAAGCTACATAGACATTACCATCCCAGTATTCATACCATTTTCTAATCCTATCTAATGATAATTTTACTTTGGCTTCTAATGGTAAAGATTGCTTTTGTTTAAGTTCCCATATTTCCATTACTTATTCCCTTCGCATAATCTATCATGATAAACCAGATCTCTGATAAGGTCTTCCTGATTCGATGTCAATTCAGGGGTAAACTTTTTTGCCTTTTCTTTTTCATAATCTATTATTCCAATCAATCTATTTTCCATCTTGCTTTGCTCTTCTTCAGTTATCATTCTTGCCTTCAGTAATCCGTGCAAATATCCCAGAAAATAACTTCTTAAATTATCGAAATCCGAAATACATTTTGCCTTTATGTATCCCCTTAAATCATCCCAAAACATTTTCTTAATCGTAGTTTTTATTTCTTCCATTTTAAATTCTCCCTTTATATTTTCTAATATGAAATCCTCTAAAACCTTTCCAAAATTTAGGTATTATTATAACATACCTTTTAAAGATTAAAGCATAAATAGTAGCTAATTTTATAATTTCCATTTTAAATTCTCCTTTATTTTATAAGCTTTGAAATCTCCCCAGAAATAGTCATCAATGGTATCGAGTGTCCCATAAAATTGGCTTTTGTTTATAACTCCGTATGCTTTTATTCCATAAATTTCATTAGTTTTATTATCTACTAAATACCTGCCACTCCCTCCGATATTAATATATGTATACTTGTTTTTAATAATATAAGTGGCTTTGGCATTCAATAGATTAACCTCGCAATCTAATTGTTTAGCTTTTAATGTTTCTTTTGTTTGGCTTGTAATCCTGTCGCATAATAATTGAATTTTAGCTTTATCCATTTTAATTAATCTCCTTTAATTTATCCTTATATTCTAAAAATCCTTGATATGTGGCTTTTGCAGGGTGTGAGTTTAAGTAAGATAACCATTTTTCAAAATTACCCTCTTCCATTTTATAACTTATGTGATTATCTATTATATCCTGGATGTATTCGTTAAATTCTTTTTCTATTAATTTGCTTATCATTGGCTTATCTCCTATCATATTTTTAAGAAGTAAGTAAATTGATTAGTAAAGATATTTTCGTGATTAAGTAACCTAAAATTTAATCTTTTCCTGCTTTGTTTATACCCGGTATAATGTTCTATTTCTCTTGCAAACTGTAAAAAATTTATTCTTTCATAATTAAATGGTGTAGAGTTACTTTTTTTAATTATATCCATTTTTTATCTCCTTTTCTTAATCTCTATATAAATTATATATAATATACTTATAAATGTCAAGCTTTTTTAAAAATATATTTATTTATTTTTCATATAAATAAAAAAACCCCCTATGTAGCAACTGATACATAGAGGGTCTTTGAGATTAAGTAACTTTAGATTTTTCAGTAATTACATTTTACCAGAAAAGTTTTCACCTTCCTTTCTTTTTTTTTGATAGAACACTTTTTAAACTTCTGGAATAACAAGGAATTCAAGACGTTTTTTTTGTGAGGAACTCCAATCCCAAACCGCCACTAAATCACAATCCTTAATCAATGGAGTCCCTTCCGTTCCTGTAATCTTCCAGTCGAATATATAATTACCGGGAATATCTGTTATACTTGCATTTGCCTTATCAAGTAATTTCGTCCCATCTTTTTGATAAATTGTCACCGTTACCACTTCCGGAACGTCTGGCTCTTCACTTCCTAATTTCAGGATGCTGGCAGTGAAGCGGATCGTATCGCCTATAAGGTACTTCTCTGTCAATTTTAATCACCTCACTTATTCAATATATCTTTTTCGCTAAAATTTAGCCCTTTTTTCTCGTTCAAATATTCTTCGCTTACTAATTGCTATTATCCTACCTTCCCGTTTATTCTTTCGCTATCCCGTAATCATCTTTCAATATCTAATATGCTCTCATTTCTGATAATATCTAAAGTCGCCTGGGAGAAAAAGAATCTATGTATCGTTCCGTTTATATTAGTTTCAATTTCTATTATACAAGAAGCATTAACAATTTCAAATTTTGTAATAACTCCTGTGATATCAGTTTGTATTATAAATTGACTACTCGCTTCTTCTATTTTCCCTTTTTGTATATTTCCTTCCAGTTTAGTTTCTATTCCTATAATAGAATATACTTCTTTCATCTTTCCATATTCTATGTTTCCTATTATTCTGGTTTCTATAATAAAAGAAGAAGCCACTTCTCTAAATCGTATTAAAGTTCCTGTTATTAAAGTAGAGATTAAATATTCTGCTGTCGCCTGTTCTATTTTACCTCTGCTTATTTCTCCGATTATTTGCGTTCCCAAAAGGTACTCGGTTGCCGCCTGTTCTGTCTTACCTCTTGATATTAAACCGGTTAAAGAAGTATTTAAAGTAATAGTAATGATCGCTTCTTTTGTCCCGCCTCTTGATATCTCCCCCAAAATAAGAGATGTAATATTTATTTCGGTGGTTGCACCTTCTGCTATCCCTTTGTTTATATCTCCAGTTACAAAGGTGGTCATGATAAAAGCAGTTAGGCCTTCCTTTATCGCTCCGCTTTCTACTGCTCCCGTGATTAAGGTTGTAATATCAACATCCATAGTAGCAGTTTCTATCCTACCATATCCTAACTCTCCTGAAACTTCTGTTTCTAAATTAATTTCAGTAGAGATTTCTTCTATTTTCCCCCTTGATAAAACTCCAGTTATACTTGTTAAGGGATTATAAATCGTATTCGCTAATTCAGTTATACCTTTTTCTATTATTCCATTTATTATCGTACTTAAATTTATAGTAGTAATGCCTTCGGATATTTCCCCTCTGGTTATTATTCCAATAACAGAAGTTTCTATTCCATATTCAGATGTGCCTTGTTTTATTGCTCCCCAAACTAAATTACCAGTTATTAAGGTATAAATAGAAATTAAAGAAACTCCGTTCTCTATTTCCCCTCTATTTATTAAACCGGAAAGAAGGGTAGTCAATAAATAAGATGAAGTAATTTCTTCTATCTTTCCTTTGGAAAGTATTCCTATTATATTCGTTGAGGAATTAGAAATTAGAGTTCCTAATTCAGTAATTCCGTGATTAATTTCTCCTGATATTTGAGTAACCAATTGGTACTCTGTTGTAGCCTCTTCTGTTTTTCCTTTGGCTATTGCTCCTATTATTAAAGTAGATAAGGATGAAATACAGGTTGCCTGCTCTATAGTCCCTTTATTTATTAATCCCAATACTTGACTTATAATATTATAATTGGTAGTTACCTGCTCGGTTTTACCTTTACTCAAAATACCAGATATTTCAACAACAATGGAATATATAGAGATCACTTCTTCTATCTTTCCATAATCTATATTCCCTTCAATTAAAGTAGATATAGATATTATAGTAGAAGATATTTCTATCCCGCCTATGGCTATGTTTCCGATTATTTGCGTAGATAAAGAATAAATACTGCCTGCCTGTTCTATCTTCCCTTTGGCTATGATCCCCTCTATACTCGTTTCTAAAGTATAGATAGAGGTGGCCTCTTCTATTTTCCCTCTTAATAATATTCCAATTATGGAAGTTTCTAAATTGACAATTAAAGAAATATTTTCTATAATCCCTTTGGTTAATAATCCGGATAATTGAGTAGATAAATTATATCCGGTGACTGCAGTTTCTATTTTTCCTTTTGCTATATTCCCCGATAATAAAGTCTTTATAGTATAAATTGTGGTTGCTTCTTCTGATTTCCCTTTAGAGATTATTCCTGTTATTGCAGAGGTTGTTTCGATAATAGAAGTAGCAGTTTCTATTTTCCCCGCTCCTATTTCCCCTATTATTTTAGAAGTTAGATTAATAATTATAGTAGCAGTTTCAGATTTTCCCTTTAATAATATTCCTGTGATAGAAGTTGACAAAGAATAAATAGAAGAAACTAATTCAATTTTTCCTTTAGAAATTTCCCCGGTTATATCTGCAGTTAATTGGTATGAGGTTAGACCTTCTTCTATTTTACCTTTACCTAAATTTCCTAATATTGAAGTCTGCAAATTAAATATTGAAGAAGCATTCTTTACCGTTCCACTTGTTAATACACCAGTTATAGAAGTATTTAAATTATATGTAGAAGTTCCTAATTCTATTATTCCCTTTGATATCGCATTTCCAATTACTATATTTTCCCCTGTGCCATAAAGACTTACTGTCATCTCAGCCCATTCGCCAAAAGTAGTATCTATACAAGAAGTTTGATTACCAGTTTTAGTCCACAATCCGATAAATGTATTTTTTCCTCTCCATATAGAACCTGAAGCATAAAATATCCCGATACAATCTCCTATCTCTACATCAAGAGAAATTGGGTCGTTATTTGCATCAACCATAAAGATTTGCTTAGAACCAGCAGTTACATTACCAATAAATACACTATTACGAGCAGTAAGATTATTTAGGCTTGCGGAAAAAGTAGCCACATAAACCTCAGTCAAATCTGAAACAGCATAAATTTCTATTGAAGTTATTGTCCCGTTTTCATTACTGGGATTGTCTCTATTTACATAAGTATAAGCATAATCGGAATTATAAGTCCTTGCAGTAGCCATACTACCTACATCAATAGCAGTTATAATTTCTTTCCCACCAATAACAGAAGTTTGCAGATTAAATATAGCAGTTGCATGTATCGAATTAGTATTCAATAAAGTTCCAGAAAGTAAAGTTTTTATATCGCATATTTGAGAAGCAGTTTCTATTTTGCCTTTGTTTATTTCCCCGATAACAAAAGTTGAGATAGAAATAGTAGTAGTCCCCGTTTCCGTTTTACCTTTTAAGATAATACTTGAAATTTCGGTTGTGATTAGATAAGAAGAAGTCGCATCATAAATTACCCCGCCTACGGTTGCTAATAATGTTCCTTCGATTAAAGAAGATAAGGAGTGAATTGAAGTTCCTAATTCTATTTTACCTTTGTCTAATGCTCCAGATAAATTAGTTTGTAGAGAATAAATAGAAGAAGCAGATATTACATCGAAAGTTAGTCCGATGGGAGTCCCATCATTATTACTTGCAAAGTCATCAAAAAAGAGAGTTCCTGCTGATGTAGCTGATATACTACAAGCTCCAAGTTGAACAACTCCTATTACTTCAGTATCATTATCTACTGTTAGTTTGTCATTTCCACCACTTACCCCATCTATCCAGTATTTAAGGAAACCGTTATCTGCTCCCGCACCACTTGATGCTTGCCAATCCACCTCAAGGCAATGAGGTGCATCAGTTATATCTACCTGTGAAAAAGCGTCCCACCCGCCATCTGCATTATCATTAAAAGTAATCTGATATTTGCTATCGCTATATTTTAAATTTAAAATCAAAGCCGCAGACCATGCAGCATTAAATGTCCTTAAAATGCTTATTTCACCATTGACAGGCATACTGATTCCATTGGGGTCAAAATAGAATCTGCACCTGAACCTTGTTTCGGCAGAAAAAGAATTGATTTCAATGACATTTATCTCTGTGGTATCGTCTATAACAGCTTTTAAACCATAACTTCCATGTAAAGCAGCATCAGCGTGAGCCGATAAATCATCTGTATCAATATTTGCACTATCCCACGCTGTTAAATTTCCACTTTCAAAACCATCTGTGAATAAATTAGCCAACTTTTACCACCTCTTTTCCAGTGGTATCTCTATTAATCCACCATTCTTTTTGTGGCATTATTCCCTTATTACAAACCATTACAGCAGTTCTCTTGGTATTCTTCATTTTCAAATCTTCATAGCAATGGGTATAGACATCATAATCTGGTTTAGTTTTAATAGCTAAACCTTTATCCTTATCCTCAATTGATTTTAGTAAATCAGCCCGTAGTAAATCGTGTTTAGTATTGTCTAAACCAGTTATGCTTATATTGCCATTTATGTCGGATATACCTTTTATATTAGGCATAGGTCTCCTCATCAGAAGCAGAAGATTTTCTAATCCCCTGCTCCTGATTTGTTTTTAATTATTCTTTTTATACTGCATCAACTTTAATTTGTAAAGCTTCATCCGCATATCTTAATTTATCACCATCTCCAATTACTCGGTGGTCAGTCAATTCACCGTGGAAAATAATATGGTCAACTGTTACTTCATCATTTTCATCTGCAATAAATGAGTGAGTAATTTCTCCCCAAGCTCCGCTTGCTACTGGTGAATCTATCACACCATCGTTAGTAGAAACTTTCGCTGTTGCTGCATGCCAGGCATTGCAAACCGTTCTACTGTAATTCATCGCTACAGGTTCAGTAATTCCCGAAGCATCATCTGTCGGGTCTGCGGTAGAAAGTCCAAGATACAAATTGGTTGGCACTGAAATTGGAGTATTGATAAAGATATGGTCTAACATTAAAGCTGCCCAATTATTAGTAACTCCACCTGCCGGGAAGGATACAGCAACCGCTTCTGCTTCAATATACAAATTCATTCCTAAAGTTATGTTCATTGCAATTTTTATTCTATTGCAAGAAGCAGTTAAAACTCCCGTTATGGTAATAGTAGTGGTGTCGTTATCTGCGATTAGAAACCAAGCCCCACCATTATAATCAGTATCTACATAAGCCCAGACATACTTCCCGATTTCCGCATCCACCGTCCAAGTGCCTGCAGTTCTTGCGAATATAGTATCCCCACTTCTTGTGCCTGCTATGGCTGTTGCTAAATCAAAACTACCGATTAAATTTTCCGCTTGGTCGTGTATCCCTACAAAATCGATATATCCCCAATCTGCTCCCGCTTCTGGAAAATCTGCTTGATCTGTATTGACTATATTTCTGGTCGCTGCTACTGCTGCATCCCAGTCATCGCAGGCTACTCTTTCATAACTTGCACCTGCACATTCTACACCGCCATCCTCAGGATTCCCAGCCCATAAACTAAAGAATAATCCAGTCGGTGGGGTATAAGATGTAACCTTCAATATGTGGTCTAATATTTTGTCGATTACATAAGTTGATAATTTCATAAATTTTCATCTCCTTTCTTTTTTTTAAAAACTATACTGTAATTTTAAGTAATATTCTTTATTAGTATTATATCCAAAACCTAATTCTAAATTATCTTTTATTTTATAAGCGATATCTCCACCTACTATAAATTTAAAGTCTTTAAAATCACTTAATAGAAGTGAAGCATTTAAACTGTAATTTTTTATATTTACTATCCCCTTCGATAATATTATACCATAACTTGAATCAAAGGCATAATAAGCTCCTGCTTTTATTCCTAAATCTTTTTTCTTAATTATCTCAATGGTATTCCCAGCTTGTAAATCTCCTATCACTTCTTCAACGTTCCGGTGTCTGGTTATTGTTACTCCACTTTCAAGAGATACTAAATTGCCCTCTGAATCCTCGTATATAACAATTTTTCCATCTCCGGTATTAATTAATATTTTATCTGGACTGGCTTGAAATTCATTTATCCTTTCTTCAAATTCCACTCTGGCCACTTCTATTTTTTCCTGATTAACTTCTGGTTCTTTCTTTAGTTCAATTATTTCTGCTTTTTTTGCTTCATAGGTAGGAGCTTCTTCTTTGATAACAACCTTTTCTTTTAGCGTATCAGTTACAACTCTTTTTTCTATTTCTGCTATATCTGTTCGTAAAGTTAGAATAGTTCCTTGTTGTTTTTGTAATAATTCAATTACTTCCTGTTCTTTGCTAACTTTAATATTTTTATCTCGCCACCTATCATATATTAGATAACCTTGCCACCCTGCGAAAATAAATACTCCAATCAATATTACAATAGCAATTATCTTTAGAATTGTTTTCATAATATTCACTTCCCTCTTTTAAATATTCCGATAATTTTATTCCATATCCAGAGGATTGTTTTTCCGATACCTTTAACTAAAGTTATAAACCACTTATACCAATCCTGAATAAAATCGTTAATATGAAAGATCGTATGTATTCCTGACATCGTTAAAAATACAAAGAAAATCATTTTTAAATATAACATATTTTCTCACTCCTTTCTAATAATATTATCTCTTTACCCCACCAAGTTTATCAGCCCAATTTTCAGGAAAATGTTTATAATAATTTTCTATTTTTAATATATGTAAATTTGTTAAGATAGCCATAATAGAAGATGGTAAAGCTACTATTACTAAATATAACCACCCTAACATCTTTGACTGCAAGGTATGCCCATATTCGTGTTTTACCATATTATCATCACAATCACTTTGTACGAATATATGATTTCCTAAAGATAATCCACCCGGAAACCCTATAATATAATATATCATAATATCTTTATATATTTGTGTTTTGGATATAGATTTTTTATAACAAAAATAAATAAATTTAGCTAATATATTTTGAGGTAATTGCCATAGATATTTCATAATATCATATCCTTTCTTATCAAGCCTTCGTTTAGGTTCCTATCAAGCAAGTTATGGGAAGGAGGTTACCAGCCACCTGTTGATGAAACTTGAGTTAAACCTTGCGAAGGCTTGTTTTATTTATTTATTAAAATCTATTTTCCAGCTCAAAGTAACTCCGTTGCTATACTTTACCCAGACATTTCTACATTGTCCTCCTGAACAAGATACACAATTTGTTAGCCCTATATTACTTTCCCAATAAACAGTTTTACAACTGGATTTCCAACTTACCTTTGAAGCGAGTAATATTGTTTCTTTTCCTTCTGCATTAAATCCCTTTACCGAAAAACATCCTTTATTTTCTATTGCTTTTATTGTGCTTCCCGCTTTTACTTCTGTATCCCCGCAGGTAGAACAATATACTTTTAAATGTTTTAATTCTACATCAGATATAAGGACTTCTGCTTCCCCTATCACTTCTTTTCCTTTTTTCTTATTTACGTTTATACCATAGAGAGTAATTAATACTGCTAAAATAACAATAATCCAGACTATCATAATATCACCTCCTTTCCTTTTTATTATATTAATTTAACATATTTTAAAAATTCATCGAGATTTGTAATATTTCTCGAATAAATATATTTCCCGCCGTATTTCTTGATATACCAAAAATGAGATGGCTTTGGAATTATTACGTCCACGTGAATATGATTCGGATAAATTCCTATTCTATCAAAACCTATTTCTACACAAACTCTGGCTAATTCTATCAAGGTCATTCCTGTCGCTTTTATGTCCGCTCCTTCTCCTATTAGGTGTGGTGAATTCTTATCTCCACCAACTCTTTCGTTCTCTTCTTCGCATCGGTTGCCACTATTTATAGTCAACAATTCGTATTCCTTCGTTAATTTCTCTTCTAATTTAATCAATAAATCTTCTAATCTTTCATTGATAGTATATGGTTTATCTTTGCATTTCTTGCAAGGGCATTTCATTCGATTTTTTATTGTCATTAGTCTGCTCCTTCCTCTTGTTCTTCTTCTTCTATCTTAATATCACTTTCATTATTCTGCTCATCTATTTTCCTCTGGTGTGGAAATAATAAGCTAAAATAGTCCCCCAGGCTCCGAATTCTATCCCAAATATACCCAACCAATTAGTAGTTATATCCCTCCCAAACACCAATAAAATAGTAAGGATAACTACTTGGATAAAAATCATAATAGTATAGATATTAACAATGGCTCTTCGCAAACTTAAATTATCCCAGGTATCCATTATTTTATCCAGAGATTTAATTAGTTTTATGATTCGCTCTTCTATTTCCATAAACTCCTACTCCGATATAAGTAAATATACTAAAGATAAAAGTCAAAAAAACTATCATCAATCGGTTCCAATTAGTGGCTAATTCTTTTATTTTTTCTAATATAGACAATATACTCTGCTCATTTACAGTTACTCTATTTTTTAGAGTATCTGCTTTTTCCATAGCAACATCAGCTTTATTCTCAACTGAAACAAATTTATTTTCTATCCTCGTAATACTATCATTGATAAAACTTACCTTCTCATACAATTGGAGAAGTAATTCCCTATCTGATAAACTACTCCCCTGTGCATAACCAACCCTGCTTAATACTAATACTGCAAAAATTATTAAAATGATTTTTTTCATAATTTATTTCACCCCTTTCTATGGTGGTGGTTCGCCTCCACCTGTAATCGTTGCCCATACAGCATTGTCTTCGGTTGCATCAACACAAATACTCGCTGTTATATCATATATCCAAAGACTTCCTTTACTATATCCTAAAGTTTCATCATCAAATTCAGTTGGTTCAATTATTGCTTCAAAATTATTCTTTTTAACATTAGTCGCTAATATCCCGATACTTTCATCAGCAGGATACTGGCCATCTCCTAATTTAACCTGCCCTACAATCGTAGCAAGATCTTCTACGATCTGTCTTAATTCATTAATTATATTAATTTCTTCCGCATAATCTGCTGTAGTTACTCTACCGGATGTCCCTTGAGTAAATTTATGTTGTGCCATATCATACCTCCAATTCTAAACCTAATATTGTTTCAGTTCCCGAAGTAAAACTACTATCAATTTTTCTAATTTTAGCCAAGATAGAATTTGCGAATGGTATCTCTCCTCCACCTACTTTAAATGGTATCTCTCCTTCTCCATTCGCTTTAAATTTATATTGGCCTTCCCCTATTAAAATAACATCCCCTCTTTCAAAAGGTATTGGTATATCATAATCTATGGAAACTTTTAATTTCACTATCTGAAATTGCTCCAGATAAGCATTTATAACTTCCTTATTAACTTCTTCAGTTTGAATCAAATGATTATCAATAGTTACACTTCTTCTTCTACCTGCTTTATCGATAAAACTTTGATCAGACATTTTTTCACATCTTATTTCTTTTATAACTGTTTTATAATTATACTCTTCATAAGTTGGTATAGTCGTATCATAATCCCAATCAGGGTCTTCTTCTGGTACTTCAAAAGGTTCTTCTTCTTCATCGATTATCTCTTCTTCCCATTCTTCTTCTTCATAATATAAAACCATATAAGGTTCTTCATAATATTTCTCACCTGGAATAAGGTCAGGGATAAAGAAAGTTACTTCATCATCATTACCCCATTCTCCATCTTCAAAAACATCTATCTCATTACAACTTGAAGTTCTTCCCATCCTTATTCCTACTCTGATAGCTATCGCTCCTTCTGGTATATTACGAAGGGTAACTGTCTTTTCTACCGAAGTTGGAGAAATAATTGGCTCATTTTCTTCATAAAGTAAATTTTGTCCAGTAGTTATTTCAAAAACATCATCACCGTATCCTACTCCCAAATCATTTTTGGCAATAGCTTGAATTTTTAAAGTATCATTTGGTTTTAGATAATATCCGAATCCTTCACCATTAAATCCACCGCCTAAAATATTTGAATAAATTCCTAAATCAAAATTCCCTTCGGTTTGTGATTTTGGAAAGAAAGCATCCCGATAGAAAGTTCCAGTATAATACCAACCTGTTATAAATATTCCATTTACATCATAAATAGGATGTTCTTCAAGAGGGACTGCAACTAAATATCCGTCCCATTCTCTGGTATAACTATTTGCTCCCATTAAATCCCCGCTATATTCTTTTATTATTCTAAATCCTAATCTGGTTACAATATTAGCACCTTTATCAGTTAGTTCTCCATTTGCAGTCGCTTCTTGAGCTGATACTAATGTGCATTCAAAAGTTGTAACTGAAGGAACATTTTTCATCCAAGTTTCAGCAGTATATTTATTATCTTCTGAATCTTTAATATATGCCCTAAACCACCAGATTACATCATGTTCATATTTATATTCATCACCTAAAAGATGATATAAATAATCTTCCCATCCTATTTCATTATCCTCGTATTCATGTAGATTATATTCTCCAATAGTAAAACCTTCTGCATTTATTTCTTTGACTTCTATTCCAGTATCCTCTACTCCTGGCTCATTATCTTGTATTTTATATTCAAATCCTCGTTCGATTATAGTTCCTGCTTCTACTGATAATATTTCTCCATAAAATTTTATTGCACCTTGTGTTGAATCTGGTTCTGCTTTTATATTTATAACTGGAGGATTAATCCATTCTATTACTATATATGGTCTATTGCTTTCTGCGGCATCATATGGATAAAAAATCACCGATTCCATTTGATTAGGACTGCCAGTAGAAGGAGGTATATTATTTATCTCATTATCGTTTCTTATTGTAAATTTAGTCATATTTCCTGCTGTAATTAAAGAAAGGTCAGTGATTTCTATTTCTGCCCATACATCTTCTTCCATTGATGATGTATTCTTTCTACCATAATCCCCACTATAATATAGATAGTTATAATCTGACAGATCTGAAGGTTCAGATGGTCTATCTTCTGTAACACTCTTTTGAATTACACAATTGAAAGGTGGACGAACAGGATAATAATAATCTGGGTCTATAAGCCATACTTTTAAATGAAGTACAGCAGATAATATAATAGCACCCGCAGGGATTATTCCTGTAAGGTCAAAATATAGAAAACTTCTTGTTATACGATATGCTGAACCATCATAATATTGACGAACAACAATCGATGAAGAATCGTTCCCCCATGCTGATGCAGCATCGTGAGCAACAGAATATGGAGGATTCCCTGCTCCTTCCATCCCTCTTGAATTTGTTGCATATACTAAAACTTCAGGCATTTATGATATCTCCTCTTCTGTTCTAAAATAATACCAGGCTGTTTTTCTTTTATTACCTGCATTATCTTCCGTAAAAGCATAAAACTGATAATTAGTATCAGGAATTAAATCAGTTATAATATGCTCAAAATATCCAATACCTAAATCTGCTCCTGTTTCATTCCAGGAGATTTCAGCTTCTACTCCAGTTTTCCATACAAAACCTCTTTTGACTACTAAATTATCACCATCATCAGTAACCGCTCCTTTTA